GGATTCTGCAGGCCAGGCAGGGAGAAAATGTTTATTAGAAAAACCCTACAACATAAAATCCATTCCTAAAGTTAAACAAAATGGTACTTTTGAACTAAATAAACTACGGAATCTATTAATATCAAAAGCCTCCAAAGGCCTTAAATCTAAGTGAAATACATGTTTAAAAACACGTAAATTACCCGATCTAAGTACTTTAAGATTGAACAACCCATCACCGTAGTCTACCAAAGCTTTATAATAACCAGATAGGAAATAAGCATAAAAAGAAGAGAATTTAACCGAGTTACAACCTCCCAAGACATAAAATGCAAACATTCTAGTGAAAGACACTGATAGCGATTTTACACAATTTTCAGGATAAAGCACACCACGAAACAATTCCCCATCTTCACGGTAAAGTCTTCCGTAACGAATCTGATACCCTATAAATTTGCGATCATGGACTGAATTGGTGACAATGACCTTTTCAGGTTTAACAACTAATTTAAAGAATGTAAACATAGCATCAGAAATCGATTTAACTACGTCGTTAAATTGTGATTCGTCTAAACGATCCATAAAGAAACTGAAGTCATCACCGAGCACTCTTTTGTGGTAGAATTGAATTTTTAGGTAGCGGAGGCAGGAGCATTGAGACAGGATGTTGGCCAAAGAATTGACAAGCATAGTGAGAAATGATCCGGTCGGTATTCCACAATCTTTTTGAATGATGATCCCCCCAGGCAACGCAAGCATTGAATAAATAAAGTCCTCCACAAGCCACTCAAACATATTTTCTTGCCAAGCAAATTCAAATTTTATGCAAGGTTTTAAGACACGGAAGAAAATGTCTTTCAACAAGAAACGACAACGAAGTGAGTCCCATCCAGAAATATCCGTATTCACAAAGGTCTGATCCGTATCGCGGGAAAGATACGTATGCAGTCTAGCCATAGCCTTGTCCCCGGACAAAATGGTATCAGAGAGATGTAGCGTAGAAAAAATTTGATCGTAAAAAGGCCGGAAAAGCATGTTCTCCATAATGTTAGTTTCGATTGGACCCATCCAGATAGCACGAGATTTAAGTTCATTCACGGGGGACAGATGTCCACGCTGACCAAGTTTATACGGTATATGATCAGGTTTCCTTCCTTGTTTGAACAATTCAATGTACTTCTTAACGGTTCGTCTAGCATCATGAATCACATCGCCTTTCTTCTTTCCAGGATAATTATAACCAGCGGCACCATCCAAATTCATCTTGTCACAAGCTTCGTCTAAACTAAGTGGTGAAAAATTTTTGAATTGGTTTCCCAACTTATTGATCTCGTCCTCGTAAATGTCATTAAATTCATAGTCGAAAAGCTGCCGTTTGTAAACAACCGGCCCACAATATTTGAGAAGTCCATGATAGGTACGGCCAAGACGAGCAGATTTGGTCGAACCTCGCAAAGTGTCGTAAAGATCGGAATCAAAATTCCACAAAGCCTCTTTAACCCAAGAATCAACATTGACTTGATTTTCGGTGATTTGAAAAGGTTTCCCTTGAATAGAAGCCAATTTAAACCCAGGAGAATGGACAGCCACTTGAACAAAATCATTATGAGAGATATCGTGATAAGGAAGGTCTTTAAGTATCTTAGCCCAGGTAAACTGGTTAAGTTTAAGCTTCGATAGATCTACATTTTGAATTGATGAATTAATAGGCATACAAAATTTAAGGAAATGCTAAGGAGATGAG